GTCTTGCACAGCTTGATTACTTGAGCTAATCATTGCTGCCGCATCCGCATCCATTTGCTGCAATGTTCTTGCTGTATGCTCTTCGCCGTCTTCACCTTTGAAAACAACTGTCCCAGTTTGGGTGCCCCATGCTTCTAATGCTTCTAAATTGCTTGCTGTGTTGCTCCTTAGCTTTCGAATTTCTTCAACAGCGTTGTTAAAATCACCGAAAGTAGGTACAACAACCGCTTGAACGCTTGATTGAGTAGCGTGGCTCCATGGCTTGCGTAGCTGTAGTTGGCTAGCAAATACGCCTTCTATTTCGGCTAAATCAAAGCCCGCGATTAATAGCGCATCGCCAACTTTGATACCGATAGCATCGCTTGAATTAATCGCAACAACTTTGCTGCCGCTTGTTGCAGTTACAGATGTTAGTTGAACCCAGCTCATTGCTAGTCTCCTTAATGATTATTGCAATATTTCCACGGAAAAGTCGTAAGCATCACTTTTGCTCAATGTCGCAGAGACCATCATTCCGCTAAGCCGTAGTTCATGTTCTGTTGTTGATTGCTCAGCGCGCGGGCGTAGCGCAACTTGCAGCTCATAAACAACAGGAGGGAACAACTCTGGCGACGTGGTGCCCGTAATACCCGTGGAGGGCAGTGTTAAATCTATAAACACAGAATTAGTAAGACGGTATCCATAGTCCGTGCCAAATAGTCGCCCGAACATAAACAAATTAGACCCTACATAGATAGAGTTCGTGGGATAGCCCGATGGGACAGTTGACTTGGGAACTAAACGAAATGTGAGACTAGCGCGATGCGGATATGACCACTGATTTACAATGGTTTCATTAAACTGACCGCCAGATGCGCCGCCAACATCTTGGATGTGCGGAATGTAAACCTCGACTTGCAAAGAGCGCTCAAAATCTGCCTGCGGAATCATGATTTCACTAACTTTTTGAAATAAAAGAGCGGTAGAACCGTATGAGTAATTGGTAATAGTAGGCACTGTCATCCAAAGCGGGTTAGACAAAGGCTCCTTGCTTGCCATTGCCGTCATTGACTGAACTCCGATTATCTCTCTTGCGTAAACTGAGCCCTCAAACCAGCCCGTGCCACCTTTAATAACAGGAGCCGTAATCTCCGAGCCTGCAACAAGACGATCACCATATATCGATCCTGGAGTGATAATATTGCCGTTTAAACGCAGTTCCGGAGTCACCCATTCCGAGCCGCTGAAACTTTTGACGCTTGAGGCCAACCCATCGTTAGATACATACGTTAGCATGTCATCAAGTATTGGGGCGCGGCCATATCTTGCAGTAAAATCAGCGGTAGCCAGAGCGTCGCTTGGAAAAACACCATCTCGCAACTTCAATGTTCCCCATATCGTACCGGGCTCTCCGTCTAAACCATCCTCACCCTTTAGCTCATCTCGTGACGTAATCATCTGACCATCATCAAGAATTAAACGCCCTTTAAAGACCATTTTCTTGCTAGTTGAATCGATATAAAACGTAGGAACGAAATTGCCCGCTTCATCTTGATCACCGACTCTAAAATGCTCTGCAATCAAGTCTAATGATGTTGTCGTTCCGTCATTTGTATTGACCAAGCCAGTGATGCGACCTTGGTTGTTAACGACAAGCCCCCCGCGAGCGATGAGATTCCCGTCCACATCTTCAAAAACCTGCATTAACTGAGAAATTGACGCAGTTTGACCACCACCATTATCAACTTGCAAATTACGAATAAACTCAGCGAGAGGCCCATCAAGCCAAGAATGTCCCGCCGCAACACAAGCTACAGCATCAGTATGAGATGTCACGTTGCCCTCGGCATCGACGCAATAACCCACCGCAGCGCGCGTATAAGTGTTAGCACGTGCCAACGTATCTTCATCGCCGGAATCAATTTTTGCTAATAGCAGCTGTTGAGACTCAGCCAGCGCTTGCTCGTTATTGGCGACGGCGTTACTTAGCTCTTGAATATATGCCGTGTTCTCATCGTATTTCGCTAACAGCTCCAATAGCTCTTTAGCTTGTGCTGAGATTTCATCGGCTTGTTGACTAAGCACTCTACGCGCATAAGCAAGACTAATGCTTTGCTTTTGGCTTGCTTCTTCTTGATGAAAATCCCCAATTTCATTTAAAAGCGCATTGAGTCCCGCATCTTGCTTTTCATTTAAGTTGTTCGTGCGCTGCTCAATTTGATTAATTGTGCTTTCTAGAGACTCATTTAAGACGCGATCAATATCGCTGTGAATCACTTCCCAAACATCATCACTATTGAACGTGGTTTGTGCGCTGGTGCGATACCAGTTTGACATACCCCAGCGCGACACTTCACGAACGGCAATGTGGTAGAGCGTATCCGCTTTTAAGTTGCTGACTGTGATCACTTTGGCTCGACCAACGATAAATGGCTCAAGCTCTGTATCTGTTGCCGTCTCTTCAAAGCCCAATGCAAAGTCATACATAGTGTCAAAGTTCACTGCGCCAGCGGAAACGGGCATTAATTCAAGCGCCCAGTTTCCCGCGTTAACTTCACAGCCGATTGGGGTTTGAGGCGCTGCGGCATTAAACGCTAAACTAGCCACCGGAGAGCGGCGCTCATAGCTGATTGCAACCACTTGAACTTGGTACTGACCGACACTAAAGCCATCTTGCAAACGGTATTGCTTGTCGATCACGTTTTCTTTGCGGAGAAAGTCACCATCTTTATAAAAGCTCAGCTCAAATGAAGTACCACCTAAGCTACGGTGCTGCCAAGTGATCACCGCTTGTAGAGTATTTGAATCAAAAAGTGTGGTGTAAGTGAGATGAGTGACCGCTTCAACCTCGCGACTAACCAAATTCGGCAATCCGGGGCGCTCAGGCACTTTGGCTGTACTGCCGTTAAATTCGTAATGACTTAGCTTAGTTTGGCGAGCTTCAAGAGCGACAACGCCATCTTTTGAGTGTTTCCATTCTGTGACAATAAACTCAACACCTTGCCACTCGTTCTCCGAAAAATCGAACCGAAAAACGGTGCCGGGCAGAAGCTGCATGGCTTTTAGTGTGCATGAGAAGCTAATCGTTAACGCATCACGAATTGTCAAAAGATGAATCTTAGCGAGTCGCTGAGCTTGATACGGAGACGGAACAGCGGCCAAATCTAAATCGTCGACAACTTCATAACCATCTTGAGCAACATAACCGACATGCGAAAAAATCGGCATATCGACTTCATTCCAGTTGTCTTCTGGATCTGTGTACTTAGCTGAAACCGTGTTAATGAGATCACGACGGCGCACGTCGGGATTGACCGTAATGTCACCCACCACGTCATTCTCATTTAGTGTAACAACACCGGGGCCGTAGAACGCACCGACCTGCATCGCATGGCGGGCAGCAACACGCAGCGACTCGCCAGCACAAGTCGAGCGAATTGTTTGCAACACTTGGCGCGGGCTTGTATCAGCAAAAAACGCATAATTACAACGATAACGCTTTTCAGAGCCTGACGGGGTGGAAACCAACTCATCACAAATGTTAGCAGCAGTGATATAGGTATCATCCATCGGCACACCAAGTTTAAGCTCGGTTCTGTACCACCGCACCATCAGCGCTGGATTATCGCTCCACTGAGTTTGTCCGGTGCGCGGATCGAATAAGCGCATGCCTTTAACGGCAAACTTGGCATTTGGAATGCTACTCGGCCATTTATCAGGGTCAGAGCGCAACTTTACATGAGCAAAGCATTGCTGATCACCGCGCATTGAACCATCCCAATCTGGCAAACCCGCCAGTGTCGTCGGCACTTTATTGTGATCACCCAAGTAGATATAGATAAACCCAGCGCCATTTTTGTGCCGAAACTCAATATCAGCGCCTGACGTCGTCGAAGCTTGCCGAACCAATAGCTCATCATCTAACCAAGCATGTGTCACATCGTCACACACATGACCTGCAAGATGAATAACAACATTCGCCCATTCACCCACGCCTTTATCGTTTGGCGCACCTTCTTCGCTAGCAAAGACCATCGGGCCAGACAAGACAGGGTGACCTAAAATGATCTGCTTGGGTGATGCGGCGGATTTGAACATCTGCTTTGAGGCTTCGCCCGTTCCGGCTCGTGCCATGGCGTTTTTCATTTTTTTTGCTTGACGCCGAGCTTCTACAGCAACGTAAGCAGGGCCACCAAAAAGCGCTGTACCCAGTGCTTGTACAGGAAAGAGCGCAGCAACGCTACCCGCCACTTTTTTTACATCAGACACTTATTGACTCCCAACTCAACACGCCAAGCAATGCTTGCCAAGCGCAAAGGCACACACACTAAACCGTTAGTGGACAGTGCATAAATACCACTGGGGCCGACAACGCCGCACACGGTGACATCACCACGTTGGCACCAGACAAAATCACCGCGCTGTGCAAGCTTAGGCGTTTCAAGACGAACACCGTGCTCATCAAGCACTGTTGACACTAATCCAAATAGATCGCCATAGCCTTTTTCAGCGATGAGCTTTGCGCCACCCGCATCTGAGCTATAGCACCCACGGAATTCACAAGATAAATCAATACCCGTCAGCGAGCGAAACCAATCGCCAATAAAAAGGGTGCAGTCGTTTTGGCCTGTTTCAAACGGCTTATCTCGATACGCATTTAAAAAGTCGGTTAATAATTCGAGCTTATTCATTTAAAACTTCCTTAGCGGAATGCCGTCTTTTTTATTGCCCCAATACATGACAAAATCTTCCATGTGCTTGGTGTACTTATAAAAATTATCCGTTGAAAATTGAGCTTTATGACTCTCATCGGTGCAGCGCCAATTTAAGCCCTTTTCAAGCGCATCATCAGGAGCCGTGAGCGGCAATTGGATCACGTTGCTTTCACCTTGTTTAATCGTCGCGCTGTCCATCACGCCATCAAACAGCAACGCCCACGCAGTCACCGCACCTTGCTCATCGAGCACGAGCATAAACAGCTCACCCGTCCGGCCTTGGTAGCCGCCCGCCAACATCTGTGATCGAACCTCATCATCTTTGGTTGAGAGTTCTAACGTGATGGACGGCGAAGTTTCATCGCCATCGCCGTAGGTCACGTCGCCGATTGATGCGAGAGCTCCTAGACCGTAGTAAGGCGAACCCAAATCAAACGGAAAGTGCGTAAATGTACCGATTTCTGTATGCAGTCGCAGCACATCATCCGCCCAATCTAAGCGCACCGCATAAACAACACGAACATTGGGAGCCGACAGGGCTTCCATCATTTCAGGTGAAAAAAAATCCATCATTAACTCCTTAAGCTGTCACGTATTCAACACAAGGAATAGAAAGCTCAGCCATCACTAACTTGCGTGATGTTGAACGAGGAACTTCATAACCCGGCTCTAAACGAAAAACCCCTGTCGGCTGGTCGAAATTAATGATTGTTGAAGCGTTAGCCGGTGTGCGTAAAAACGGCTCAAAAATAACGGTCGCAATGCCGGATGTGTCTGTAACAACATCAGCAAGCAACCCTTTAAGCTCTCCATTAATTTCAACGTAATCACCCGCAGTCGCTAGCTGAGTGCTTGGCTGCGCACTTATCAGCTTGACCATGCCAGGCAAAGCACCCGATAACTGAGTGATAGGATAAGAGCCTCCGACCCCATTAGCGCTGGGGGCTGACCAATCAAACAAACGAAACTGGCCATAACTACCGCGCAACGACAACAAAAAAGCGATCAACTCTTGAGCATCCGCGCGACGAATATTTGAAAAACGAAGGGAAGCCGTCCACAGCCCAGTCGGAGATGAAATCACTTGTGAAGCTTCCGTAAACTTACTTTTGTTCACCCGTTCTGTTCGCTTTAACTTAAATTCAGAAAGCTCTGGTCGCAGCTTTGTTGTCAATAAAGGAATACTCATTAAACACCTGCTCTAATACGGGTTGAAATGGGGCCACCGTTGTCGGCATCTTGATACAATGCGCCCAGCGTGGCGTTTTTAGCTTCTTCAATATAAAAATCTAACTGTGTTTGTCCGTCAGCTGTCGTGGTTGATTCTTGTCTTGTTTGAGTCCCAGTCGGAGTGTGAATATTGACAACAACAGCACGGCTTATGTCAGCTTGATTAGCGGAGCCAGACTTCATCACAGTAAACATGGTTTTCATTTGGCGCATCACATCAAGCATCCAATAAAAATTATCGGTTTGCTCGGTGTTCATCACCATCTCATCTTTTTTCAGCAGCCATGTGCCTTCGTTAGCTTTGGGTACTCGACCAATACCGTCGTGAGCCATACCAATGATCCCACCGTATGCTAAAGCGCTGACAGACGCTGCGACGGGGGCGGTTGCAGCTAATGCAGCACTCATCGCCGCTGGGGCAGCCAGCGGGCCTACAATCGGCATTGCCGCGGTGGATGAATATGCATTAATCCCAGCCATTAATGATGCAGCTTGAGCGTTAGCTGATATAGAGGTTGCCGCCGCTGTAGCAGTGCTTGTACCAACAAGCATTTGAACTGCTTTGTAAGCCAACCATTCAGCTGCCATTCGACCTAAAGCATTTACCATTGCTCTGCTCATACCTTCAGCCAAGTTAAACATCGCATCGCCAAGGTTATCGGCGTCAAACATCATGGATTCAAACGCGTTGCCCATCCCCGACGAAAACGAATCAATCGTCGCCTTCGCTAAGCTGTCAAAGTTTTCCAAGTTTGCCTTAGCGCTTTCTAAATAACGTTGCCAATAGCCCTTGTTAGCTTCTTCACGTTGCTTGCGCAGCTCTGCTTCAATTTCATTCAAGCGTGCTTGATGATCGGCTTCAGCGATTTCTTGTTGATAGCGATATTCAGCTTCAATAGCAGCAAGTTGCTCTTTGTTGCCACGCGCTGCCTCTACTGCGCGATCATACATTTCACGAAGGTTTGATAAGCGATCATTGTGGGCGTAGTTCTGCTCGACGATAGCTCGATTTTCCATCGCCGCTTCCATAGCAAGACGCTTAAGCCAAGCGCTCTCCATTTCATCAGTTTCAGCAAAGAAATCAGTAACAGCAGACTCTTGCGGGCGCTTTGAGTCAAGAATTTGGGCTTGCAAAAGCAGTTGGGTTTTTAGCTCATCATTAATGCCTTTTAGCTCGCCATGTTCTATTTCATAGCGAACTTTGGCAACTTCGGAAGTCTGTCCATACAGAGCCACTTGACGAGACAGCATTGCCAGCATTTTTTCGCCAGATTTAACGGCTTCTTCATTAACCAGCGCCGCTGGGCCAGTGTTTCCCGACCTAGCATTCTCTAACGCATTTTGAATTTCAGCCTGGCGTTTTAATAATGCTTCACGCCTTTCTTGCTGCTGTTCAATAAACGCATTAAGTTCAGCCAACTCTCTTTTATAAGCTTCGGTTCGCTCATTTTCCTTTGCGAGCGCCTCATCGCTCATACCAAAAACGCTACTAAAACCACCCGTAGAGCCAATAGGTCTATCGATAAGCTTTCGCAAATCATCAATTCGTTTTTCTGCTCTTCTGAAGTCACTCTCTACAGAGTCAAAGTTGAACAACTCCTCTGCTATTTGAATTCGTCTAAGCTCAAGCGTTTTATTGCCTAACTTTTCGACAGACTCTGAAAGAAGATCCGTAGATTCTTTAGCAGTCTTTGTTCGCGTTGCAAAATACCCAATAGCTCCAGCAGCAAGCATCACTATACCTGCGGGGCCACCGAGAGTAGCCATTACAGCCGAACCCGCTCTTGCCACTACATTTAAGCGGGCCTGAGAAGCCGTTAGCGAATCAATTAATGCTTTCTCTCTAACACGCAAGGCTGCATGCGCTTCAGATTGACGAGCGCTAATTAACCCCTGTGCATTAGAGGCTCTCATTGCTTCTATTCTGGCAATTTCAGCTTGCACTGCCGCTAACTCTGCTTTCGTGCTGGCTACCGTCGCTTGAAGTTTTTGACGTTCAACTAAAACAGCGCTGACTTTCGCGTTAGTTAAGTTGACAACCGAGGCCGCTGCACGAGCAGCAGCCATGACCAATGTCACACCGATTACATCAGCAACTAACTGCCCGTTATCATTAAGCACTAACATCAAATCAGCCAGCTTTTCGACGGATGGAGCGGCCTCAACCACCAAGCTTTGCTTTAACGCGCGAGCGACTTCAGACGCCCGAAAAATCGCGTCATTAGCGGCTTCTATTTTGGCGGCATCAATTCGGTTTAGCGTTACACCAACACGATCAGCCTCCGCCTGCATCTCACGTAAGCCTGCTGAACCATTGGCGAGCATGTTAACCATGCCGACACCTTCTGTATCGAAGAAGCGGAACGCCAGCTTAACTCTTGTCGCTTGACTTTCGACGTTCTTAAAACCATCTGCAATAGCAGCAAGCTGCTCATCAGGCGACATCGCCTGAAGGGTTTTTAAGTCTAGTCCCAGCTCTTTTACTTCAGAAGACAGACCTGTATTCGCATCAGAGCCAGCTAATCTGCGCGTCATACGTTGCAGTGCGGTATCTAAGTTACTTGAGCCGACCCCCGTCAATTCAGAGGCATAACGCAACTGTGTTAATGCTTCAGTGGTAATGCCAATTTTATCTGCATGCTTGGCAGTCTGGTCGATAAGCAGAGCTTGTTGAGTAAACATGCTCTTCATCGCTCCAGCACCGAGCAATGCAGCAAAACCCCCTGCCAATCCTTTCAGAGTGTTATTTAGCCCAGCAAACTCGCTGGTTGCAGCCGTGGTTTCTTTACTGAGCTTATTAACCGACGCGCTAGATTGATCTGCGCGAACACCGAAGTGACGAACCGCCTCATCAGACGCTTTAACACTGCCAACAAACGCCTTGTTATCAGCATCAAATCGTAGCGTTAGCTTTAACTCATTACTGCTCACGTCGATTTAACTCCTCGGTTACGGTTCGAGCGATGACTTTCAACTTGTGATAATCATCAGGATCAATTTCTCGCTGAGCCATATCTGCATCAGCTTTTACCGCTATCACGTCCATTCCGACGCACTTATTAAAATTCCACTTCAAAAAACTAGGGATAGAGAGCCACCACTCGACAACAGAAAGGTTTTCTTCCCACAACTCAATCTGCTCTGGCTTTTCATCTTCTAGACTCTCAATACCCCACAACGCTTTCTCTGCTTGCCATTCATCATTGTCATGCTGAGTAGGGGCGGAGTGGCTTAAAAACGCCAACACCGCATCTATTAGTTTTTTTCAGCAGCCTGACCACCCGCCGCTTGTTGATAAGCACGAATAGCCGCAGCAACAAAATATTGATCTTTGATCAGCAAACTTAAGTTCTCGCTATTGAATGGCAGCGGAGCACCATCTGAGCCACCAATTCCAGACCAACCCTTAATCACGCTCTTAAACGTCTCTTCATGACCGCTCAGCAACTTGTAACTGCCATCTCCATCAAGGATGGCCATATCTAAAGTGATTTTCTCTTCCATTACTTCGCCACCATCCACTGGCAACCGAACAACCGCAGGCCACGCTTTTACTAACCGCTCTTTTTGCAAAACGAACATGATTTACCTCTCCATAAACGAGCTTTAAATAGGGTTTGAACGCGCCTTAAGGCGCATTCAATAACTTAACGAGTGGCGAATTTATCGCTATTGCCGAGCGGCATAATGGGGATGCTGTACGTCTGCGTGCCGTCTTGGTCTGCATAAGTTGGGCGACCAAACTGCACCCGACTTGATGACCATTCGACCTGATCGCCAACTGGGCCATTTGTGAATACAACCGCGTGCTCACTGGCGTTTTTCGCTAAAGCGAACACATCAAGCTCAGCCAGTGTCGGCGCTTCAATCACTAGCGTTCCGGCGGGGGCAAAGTCGGTGATTAATACTTCTTCATGACCGACATACTCCTGATAAACCACGGCATTGGCTTGGTCGTATTCAAGGCTAATCATCTTCACTGCCGCGCCATCAATGGTAAATGCCGAGTTTTCAACACCGATTTTCAGCGGCGTTTGCCACGGCGTAAAATCCGCAGCGGGTAGCGCGGCACTGTTGACCAGTGAGTGCAAGCCAGTGAAAGTAAACTTAATGCCGCCGAAGTTTTTTGCCGCAGCGCTTAAAGAGAGCGAACCGCGCGCGCCAACGACACGATGCAATACGCCCGACTGATAGTAATAGAACGTCAATGAACCCGTGCTTTCATCATCGATTTGATAGACAGTTTCATCCGCTCCATCGGGATCAACAGTATGCGAAACAACTTTTCGCAAGCATGCCGCCATCAAATCACCCCATGGGGCAGGCGTGGTCGCCGCGCCGCCGCTAGCAAAGTCCACAGTAAATTCCACAGTGACATACAGCTCAGTGACAATTTCACCTGAACGGCCAAGCAAGCCGTCGTCATAATCCAACGCCGTAGATTCACCCGCCATAGGAGTGATTGAAAATTCACGCCCGAGAAGATACTTAGGCGTTCCAGATTGGATCGCATCTTGCCCGTAAACCGTTTCGGTGGCATAAGCGATCACTTTTTTTCGAGCTTTACGAGCCATAGCGATTCTGATCCTCTGTGTATTCAGTAATAAAATTGTCCATCCACGTTACTTGACCGCGCTGAACATTCATCAAGCGACCACTGCCCAGCCAAAACGGTTCGTGGTCATCATCGGGTGACCATCCAAAGAGACGCTCACGCAACATCTGTCGCACTGGTTTAAAATCGAACTGATCGCTATTGACGACTTTTGCAACAATCACAACGCCTAGCGTTTCAGTTAACGTCTGCAAATAAGGCCCAGAACCGCGCACATCAGCAGATGCCGACTCGCTTTGCTGAACAACAAACAGCGTTACTCCGCGTAAACCACTGCGATTGACATCCAATGTTGATAAATCAGAGATTTCTTTGACATCAGTCCACAGCGGCGCCTCTGGCTCGACAGCCTTAAGCCTTTGAATAACAATGTTAATATCAATCATAAAAAGCCTTTGGCCTTATCTCGCGCAAACACGCTGCCAGCACTGTAAAACTCAGCCAGATTAGTGGCACTTGCATTGGCAGCTTCGGCAGGCATGTCTAAGCGAATTTTTCCAGCAGCGATAAGCTTTAGATAATCAATAGACTCTTTATAACGACGCGCTGCTTGGTGAGCATCATCAAGTACGTCGTCATACAAGTAGTAACGAGCAATATCTGCTGAGATGCGATTCAGGTTTTCAGGCACACTCAACAGCGGCAAACGGATAACACCCGACAAATAGCCGTTGACGGTTGCTGTCGCATCACTGATCGCCTGTTCAAGCACTGGCACAACAATCTCACCAGCGGTGCCGTCTTTGTCTGTAAGCCTCACAATCTCATCATGCTCAAAACGCTTAATCATATCTTCAGCAGTGCAGTACATCGCTACTCTCCGCTTGCCGCGTCAGTCGCTTCTTGCATTGCGCTCCAAGCATCATCGCGCTCTGCACCAGTCACGTTACGACCAAGAATGGTAGACAGCGCTTTAAGCTCTGGCTTGCCTGACTTTGTAAAGTGCGCTTCGTTGTTTGGGTCAAGCTGCATGATCGCTTCGGCTATCGACAGAGCGTTACCGTTACCGCTCCCATCCACGGCCCCCGGCGCGTGACCACTCTCACTTGCTTGAGATTGTTCAACAATAACCGCCAAGCGAGGGTCGGCCTTAAGCTGGGCCAACTGGGCGTCGGTGATATTGGCTTTTTCAAAGCGGTTTTCACCTTCTTGTAAAGCCAGTCCTGCGCGGCGATACCCAGCGTGCGCAGCATTTTTAACGATAATGATTGGATTCGTTTCAGACATTGCATTGTCTCTCCTAAGTTTCATCAAACAGGCGCGAACGCCTGTTTATGCTTATACAGAAAGGCTTATTTCAGCCAAGGCACCACAAGCAGATCTACCGCTTTGTAGTTCGGGTTGTCGCCACCGTTTGCTTTTTTCTCAACTTCAATCAACGCACGAGCAGCAGCACGGTTTGATGGACCAACGACTAAAACAGATGGCTTAATACCGAGCGGGCGACCTTTGTCGGATTTAAATTCCATCATCTTTTGCATAGCAGAATCGAAATTCTCTTCATTCAGTGTCGCTTTAGAAGCAAACGCTTGTTGCCAAAAGCCAAAGCCCCAGTTACCACGCGCATCGACGCCGTACAGGAACTCATCAAGCATGTAAACGTGATCAGAATTTGAAGCGTCCGTCTTGTTGGTTAAGTTGTAATCTTTGCGCTTTTGATAGATCAACGGCTTAAGCGGACGGCTGGTGTCGAGCAAAAACCAAGGGTTATCAGAGCCAGCTTGCATGTTCGAAACAGACTCCGGCTTACCTTCTTCGCCCACTGGGTGGTCGGTATCAAAGAAGTTTTGGCCGTCATAACATTTGGTATTAAAGCCTGCGGCGAGCAGCGCGAACACCATTTCATCGGGGTGAGTCGCGGCGGCATAACCCATGTCTTGAAACTTCGGCATCATGACGCCGTAGGTTTCATCTTCAACGTAGTCACGTGGAATGCCTTCTGTAGCTTCAAATTTCTTGTTAGTGAGCGAGTAACCATATTGTTTCATGCGGTTAATCTGACGTTCACCAATCCACTCACGCAAGCGAGAAAACTCACCGAGCCATGCATAAGTTTCTGTTGAAGTGGTTGAAGGTACCAAGGTCGCCAGTTGAGGCCACATTGGCGTATACATGCCACGGCCTTGCTGGAAGTTCGCCTTCACTGCCGTGTACAAAATGGATAGGTTTGCACCTGATGTAATCATTTGTATAGCTCCTACGCTATGTAAACCTGTACTGCTATGGCTTAAGCCACAGCAGGGCTAATCCAGACCAGCTCACCTTCAAGCTGCGTAATAGTGCCCGCGATGGGCCGCGAGTTGGTGTCACTGTCAATCGACACGGTGAAGTCATTGGTGAAGTAAGCCTCACTACCAACATGGGCAAACGTGATGTCACCGGAGTTAAGCAACGCAAACTCTTGATGTTCAACTTCAATGATCAGTTCGCCATCCGCGCCCACGTTGTCCCGCTCAAAAGTCGATACGCCGACGAATTTTGACGTACCCGTTGCGTCAGCAAACGGAACGGCCAAGCCGCTAGCCAGAAAAACTGCAACCACGGCACGAATCTTTGTGCTGGCCTTCATTGGGTAGCCGCGCTTAATGCCAGCGCGACGAGCTAAAACAGAACTCATGATCGCTTATCCTTCTTTCTTTGCGGCGAGGTACTGCGCTTGGGTCAAGCCCGTTGCTGTTAGCACTGCCAATTCAGTTTCAGATAGCGCGTCAGTTGACTCTTTTTTGTCTTCTGGCGGCTGCTTATTTTGGGTTTGCGTTGCAGTCAGCGCCGCAATTGCAGGGCGCTTTTCCAGCATTGCAGAGAGCGCCGCAACACCTTGTTGCTGCCCGAACTGTGTTAGGTAGTCGGTTTCCGCTTCAATTACCTTGCCTTCGGCTTTAGCATTGGTAATCACTTTCTCAAGCGACATTTCCGATGAGCTAGCAGAAAGCACGGCCACTTGACCGACCAACGCGTTGTAAGCTTCGATGGGCACAAACTTGGCAAAATCAACACCAGCATCTTTTGCTGACAGCTCTGCAACTTGTGTTTGCAGCGTGTCTGCGCTTTCCGCTTTTGCTTTGAGCGCATCGAGCGCAGAGAGCGCAGCGGTTTGCTGCTCCTGTGTTAGCTCACCGCTTGCTGGCACATCTATGCCGACTTTGGCGAGCAACTTGATCATCAACTCATTCACGAGGGAGTCCTCCGTTTGTCCATTCAGATTGATTGAACCGTTTGGGTGGTAAAAACTAAGGTTGAATTCCGCGGCTAGCTCGGCAATAGGCTCAAGGCCGACAAGACCGGGGTCGTTAGTGATCGCCGCCATTCGCAACAGCAAGGGGCGACCATCTTTGTCGTAAGGAAAGACAGCAGAAAGATAGGCGTACTCTTTAGCATCAATCAGGCTTTGCGCGCGCTGAGTCCACAGTGGACGAATATACAAACCTTTCCCGTCCCGCCATTCGATATCGCTACTGGATAGCCAAGCCGCCGCAGGAGCAGGCGTTCCAGTTTCTTTTGCGCGTAGTGTGGCGTGCTCATAATCCACAAGAACGCGATCAGAGGTTTGTTTAGTCGCAGCAATCAGCGCGGCTGCTGAATCAGCATCCAAATGCCAATGACCGTCAGCCGTATCGTGCGGACGACCATCACGTGCTTTGAACTTGCCAGCGGGCAGCAGTTGATACCAACCATCGCCGTCTGCATCGAGAGACGCAGAAAGCGAAGCGTATCCAGCAAAATGCACAACTCTCTCGCCACCGGACAATAGCCAAGTGCTGGCACTTAATTCAGCTTGATTGATAGCAATAGCGAGTTGGTTTTTTTTCATGTCACTGTCCGGTTAGAAAACTGAGATAACAGTGACCATTTTGGATTTTGGGCAGAGAAACCCAAATTAAGACGAATTAATGATTTTTATTGGAACGGATGAGAAAATAAGAAAGAGAGGGGAAGTGCACCACACAACCCCGTTTAAACACCGTTTAAATCGCTCCACATGCGTTTAAACTTTTTTAGTCGCCAGATTGTGAGGATTTGCATTGTATCGCGCTTAATGGCGATTTTAGAGCGTTTTTTATAATTGCATTAAATAATCAGAGAGAGCCGACAGAATTCCCTCTTCATCACTCTTGCTCACGCCAAGAAATGGACGAGCCGGTATCTCTTTATTAGGGATCATACTTCTTGGAGACGTAGTGCCACCAAAGTGATGCATTGCTGCATAGGGTTCATTGGAACCAAACTCAAGACTTTTTGCTGAAGCATTATAGTTAAGCTTTCTTAAATTAGCATTGAACGTCAAAATTAAGTTTGAGTTCCTTGGTTTCATCGCCTGAGTGGTTTCTGACAGAGCCTGCCAAGGTGTACCGTCAGGAGCCGTTTGGCTAGTAAAACGCTCATCATGACTTAACAGCAACAGCTCGCCGATGCTAGCCATGGCTGGCGTGAGATCATTACTACGAGCAATCAGATCGCTAAGCGAATCCCGAACCTCTTGTAAGCCATCCAGCTCAACTCTAATTCTTGCTGTCATTTCAACCACCCTAATGCTGCTTTAAGCGCTGAGCGCTCACTTGGTAGTAACGATGTGTCAGAGAGCACGTATCTCGCCAACAACTGCGCAAACTCCATCTCATCCATTGATCGAATCGAACGACGAAAGAACACTTGACGACCCAGTTGAACCAGCCAGCTTTCTAGCAACGAGCGAGAAACACCTTGGCCGCTACTGGCGACAAGTAAGATATGACTCCACTCCTTCGATGTCGCGGCGACAGCATCTTGCACCGTATCCAAAGCAATAGCACTGCCAAGATAACCTTTGATATCACTCATAACGCCAGACGACAAACCTGCACGATCACTCGGCTTAATGATCACCGTTTTAATCTGCTGTTGCTGTATAAAGCTTCTTAGTGGAGATACATCAACTTTGGCCGCAGAATCGAGTGCTAAACTCAGCGACTTTGCACTCACATCACTCACCGTCGAATAAGCACTGTCAACCACTCTTGGCGTTAATCGTTCGGCGATAGGCGGTTTAGACTTAACCGCTTGCTCTATTTTTCTTCGCAACTGAACAGGCGCTCTAGGCGTGTAATCGAAACCGGGATCAACGCCTACAGGCAGTTGATGACTCTCGCCTGTTTTTTTATCTGTCCAGTTGTAAGTATTAACCGCAGGCGACGGACTAACTTCGAGTCCAAGACGTTCTAAGTCAGACTCGGATAGCGTGAACTTTTTACAGTTACAACCGTAGCCGTTCGGCGGCGTATGAGCCTCCCAAAACGGGTCATCAACCGGAAGCACGAGATTATTCCATGCCAAGTGCTGATGACGCGGGTTTTCTGAACCTGAGTGCTTGTATATAGCGTATGGACGAAGTTTTTTTATCGCATCAATTTGCATTTCACGCCCTGCGGCATACGAGCTGCGAACGTTTGTGCCGTAAATCACTTCCGCGCGCCAGTTTTTTGTGCCATTAAACTCCCAGCCGCGCTGCTCGACAATTTGATCAAACTGCTTTTTAAACCAGTTAAGCCCTTTACCTTCACTGATTGCCGTATCTATCGCACTACGAAAGTCAGCAAGCAAATCTTCTTTCATTGCGCCAGCAACCATAAACCCACTGTTATGAGACTCTTTCCAAAGGCCATCCCATGTCTTAGTTGGCACATTGGTCTTTTGGCGCAAAAAGGCGACTTGTTCTTTAAAAGGTAATTTGCCGTATTTCGCTGCAACCATTACGCCCCCTTAGCGTCGTCCATGCCTGCCAACGTTGCCGCCGCCATTGCCATAGCAATCGTCTCTGCCATATCATCAATGCTAATGCTGCCTTCTAACGCTAGAATGTCGTCTCTCAGTTGCTCTAGCGATTGAGCGTTCTTAACCAGCTCGCGAACAGGCTCAACCATCATCGACATTAACCCCGCGCTTTCTTCCCCAAACCGCTCAAGCTGAGTATCAACAATAGAGCTCGCGGGGACGGCTTTATCACGCGGAGCTTGAGCGCTCAGCGCAGCAAGCTCGGCAAATGGCGAGGGCGTTGTCCTGGGTTGCAATACAGCTTGGTCATTTTTCGCCATTGGGATCTGAGTTTTATCATGCAACCACTGGACAGGGATTTGCATCCCTAAACCGACGAGACCGGGAAGAGACTCAGACAGCGCTTTAATGTCTTCAGCTTCCGCAATTTCAAACTCAAATCGCGGGTGACGGCGCGGGTGCTGATAGCTTTTACCGTTAAGCGCATAGAGCGGATACACGACATCGCGCGTTAGCGTTTGAGCTAATCGTTTTAAATCAAAGTCGCGTATCTCGGTTCGCACTTCGTTATGCACGTTGCCGAGCGCATTGGTACTGGTTTTTCCGTCAGCTTGGCTAGTTAGCGTGCCGCCCAGTATCGCTTTTGATTGCGACTTTTCACACCATTCAATCATTGCCATAAATGGGTCAGACTGGCCTTCGGCGGCGTTCTGAAAATCAATATCCATACCCTTTGGAATAATACCGCCAGCGTTATGGCCGATACTCATTACCGCTCGCATTAGCGTAGCTTTTTCGCGGTTGGTGGCTCCTTCAGGATAGCGGCCCAGTCGAATTGGCAAGCCGTAAATCTCTAAGAACTCAGCGAGATCGCGCACACTGTAGTTTTTAAACAGAAACGGCCACGCAAGCACGCGGACTAAGCCGCGACGCGACAAGTAGCCAGACTTGGCTTTAGCGGTGTGGCTTATCCAGCCAAAGGGCTGAAAAGCAAGCCCCTCATGCGAACCGTCAATTAAACGCAACTCGTTGCGTCTATCGGGGTGAGTCTTAAACCAAGAGGGATCACGATGATGAACGTTTTCGATGTAGTGAGTACCCAGTTGATAATCCCACTCGATTTCGAGGTTTGAGAAACTTTTAAGCGTGGCATCACTTAAATCAAAGAGGGCATCATCAAGCCACGTTGCATCCTCAAGTAGCTCTTGCACCATTTCTGTATCGCGCTGCTCAGCAGCAGTGGCGTTGCGGGGTGGCTTAATGTTCCATTCCACACTCTGTAGCGCCATCCGTCTTTTGCCGATTTCACTTTGGATATGTGCATCTTTCTCTTCCATATCTTCGGCGAGTTCGCACTGGGCCTTTAAGTCACCTTGCTCTGCATCACGCATTAGCATAGCCAAACGACTCGGCGTTAAACCGGAGGAGGGGTGATCGGCATACAAACGATGCAACTGACCGAGTCGCGCATCAGATTCAGTTTGCGGCTCATCAAAAACTTCCGACTCTATCGGACGCCCCCAAATATCCACAATGCTAGAAAGTTTTTTAGTCATACATCACCATGTTCCACGCTCAAATGAGGGGTAGTCGTCATCTTCATCAATATCGGTTTTAGAGGGCAGCGGCGTGAACTCAATCGCGCTACCTTCCATCCAGCTAGCGCGAATAGCCATAACCACGCCCACTGCAATATCGCCGTGGCGCTTATCACCTTTCTTGCCATCAGTGTCTTTCGTTCGCCCCTTGTCCACTTGGGGAATGCCATTCATGACTTTAATGCTGCTCAAGTCATCAAGAACCAACTGGTGACGCGGCATCGTTATATTAAAATCATCAAATTCAGCTTTAAGTTTTGGCATCCATTCGGCGTACCATTTCTGACTTAGATCTACTCGATCAACTATTTCCGTTCCGTATTTCAATGCTGCCGCTTCGGCTAAATACCCCCCGTTACCCGTTGCATCAAATGCCGCAGCTCTGAATCTTGGCAAGCGGCTCATGATGTATTCCATAACCTGCCGCTGCACGTCATAGGGAGCGTTTTTAATTTCTAAAATGAACGGAATGCGCTTACGTAAGTTTTTCGTAACTTCAAGCGGCACAAAAACAGTTAAATCACCACGACGAGCAAAGTCTTCACCGAAGTAATGCACATGATCAGGGTTGAGCGCATCGAGCAACGGCTTTAGCGTCTGCTCACAGAACTGAGTCGTTTCCAGCGCTCTTCGCTCTGGCGTCCACTCCAGCCAATCATCACCACAAGTAAGCCGGACAATTGGCAATGAGCGATCTGCAATCATTGCTTGTTCGATAGAGATCCGCGATAAGTAAGTGCCGCCAGATTTCTTAGGTACGCATCCATATTCTTCATCGGCGGATTCTTTATTAGGCGCGTTCTTATACAAATCATCACGCCACTTTTGCTCTGCATGGTTGCTGTATGGCTGGTCAGTCACAAAGCAAATGCGCTTATACAAGCCGTCAGCAATCGCATCATCTAAGGTAATGCGATGTATCGAGTAGTCTTTCTTGCCTTCTCTCGCTTCTTGAATCAACAAATTGAAAAGATTATCGACACCATTGTGAGTGGAGATCAGTCGAACACGAGCGCCCCACATAGTGAGTGCCAGTGCTGCTTTTAGTAGCTCTTCTAGGCTCTCATGAAATGCCGCCTCATCGATGACCACGTCACCTTGTAAACCACGCAAGTTAGAGGGGCGAGAGCTCAGCGCTTGGATCTTAAACCTGCTATTAGGGAAACGGATCATATAAGTCAGAATTTCTTCGTTCTTTTCGCTATCCCAGAAGGTTTGCTCATACACGTCAGCCTGTGCAAGCTGATTAAATGCACGCGCAAACAAAGCACATGCGGCGATGTATTCCAGCGCCATTTCTTGCTTTGACCCAACATAAAAGACGTTACGGCCACCACGGCGCTTTGGTTTAGATGCGGTCAGCACATTTCGCCCAGCTTCAGCCCAAGTCAGACCTGTACGACGACTTTTCTCGGCGAACATGATCTGGCTTTCATCTTCAAACCAACGCTGTTGATATGGCAAAAAAACAGGCTCTTTGTCTGGAACCTGAAACTCTTCTGCTGTCGGCACGTCCACACCAAGACTCGCCATCTCCTCCGCGAGATCAATTTTTCTTGGTGCTGTCAGCGCTTTGAGTGTGGGTTGCTTTTTTGTCATCATGCTTTACCCAACAAGATGCCACGAATGCGATCTTCAAGCTGCTCGCTCATTCCATCAACTCCACGCAATTCATCAGAGACAGCATCTGCCGCTTCGGCAGCGAACGCGGCGCGAATCTCTTTCTCGCGCTTCATGCTTGTCATAGCGGCAGTTTCGATACGCTGTACGACTAGTGCGAGCTGTCCGAGTGCCTTCGGTGAAATCACTTCGCCTTCTTCACCTTCGGACTGCTCCATCATTTTCATGGAAGTATCAAACGCCATCGTTCTAACGAACTCTTGCAGCAGCTTGCCGACATCAGACGTTGGCGCATCACCGAGCTTAGAAACCCACACTTCCGCGACCTCACGCGACTGGCGTAAACGCTGACCCATCTCTTCCATCCGCTTGGCATAGCGGTTAAACCCTGTGCGGCTTAGCTTAGCATCATCGCCCAGGCCTGCGTCATCAATCATTTGATTGACGGCTTCAAGAATGTCTTTTTGCGTCATATTGCCGCTACGAATAAAGACATTTAGCGTGTTGCGGATCTCTTCTGGCAGCAGCTCGACTTTGCTTTTGCGGTTACTGGCGACTTGCATAGCAGCTCCTAGGCGCGAGGGCGCTTAACACCGGGCACAACGGCTTGACCTGTCGCGACGTCTTCGCCGCGACCTGTTAATCGAGCAACCTGACAGCTCGCCACTTCGCGCAAAGACACCAAACCATTCTCTTGCAGCCAAAACAAATGCGTACGAACGGCGTCACGGCTGATGTTGTGGCCGTACGCATCGAGACACGAGTCAATAATTGACTCATTCGCTTCATAGCCATGCATCTCATGCAGAGAGCGCAAAATAACAAGGCGCTGGTCTTGCGTTAACAGCTCTTTAAATGACATGTAAACCTCTATTTATCATCTTTTAAACGTTGTTCTAAAAGGAGCCTTGCTAAGTGCTCGACGGGCTGGATCTGAGCGCGAAGCTCTTTCATCTCGCCGCGCGTATTCGCTAACTCAACAAGCAGCTCGGTCACTTTTTGCTGAGTTGGCAAGTTATCGACTTGAGCTTTTAACTCGTCCACTTTCTTCTCCACGCTCGCTAAGTCTTCTCGCTTAGCGTAGGTTTTAGAAAGTAACGCCAAGCCGATCATGACTAAGGTGGTAATGACCGTCCACGCGATAGAAAAGTATTTAAGAAACCATTCCACTGGCGGACTCCTTCCTAGTCTGACAACTGACGCAACGAACAGCGGTGGGCTGGGCCTCTAATCGCTCTGGGGGTATTTCAACGCCGCAACTTAAGCAGTATCGATTACCCTCATCATCTTCATCGGGTTGCTCCATCGGCTTTGCTAACTGCGCAGCTAAGGCGCGATCACGAAACTCTTGCTCTACAGCTTGAGCAACATCAAATTGGTCGGTCATGATTTTTTTAGTCGCCCCTTGATCAAGTTTCCAATCACACCCCTGGCGACGCCAGTCGCAACCTCTTTCAGTGCCCCTGTCGCTTTATCACCGCTCGATTTCGGGTAAGGTGCAAAGCCATCAATCGTGCGTAAGCCAAAGTACGCAAACGCATAGCTCCACAGCGTGAGCAGCAGAAAAATATCAGTCCCTGAACCGATACCTTGAGATAAAGCAATTTCCGCGATCAGCGCGTAAAGATAACCAGCCCAGAAGCTAATCCAGCTCTGAGCTGGACGTAGACGACGAATCTTTTCATCCAGCGCTTTATCGCCTTCTCGAACTGTCTTTTGCGTTTGCTCATGTGCGGCTTGCTTATCTTGCAAGCTAAGCTCTTGACGGCGTGTAACTTCTTGCTCTAGTTGTAGCTGAATTTTTTCAAGCTCAATGAGCTGATCGGGGCTCAGCATAGAAAGCTTTTCGTGCACATAATCTAAGCGGGCAAATTCACGCTCTGGCGGGAACGCAGACTCGGCAGCTTCAACGATGCCAGCTAATTGCTCGGCCGTTTTACTCTCACCAAACAAAGAAGAGAGGCCACGAATAGCCGAGGGGCCAACGCTCAGCGCTAACGCTGCGATGGCTGAGATTGAAAGTGACATTGTTTAAATCTCCGAATTTGAGCAATAAGATCACCGCCAGACAAAACCTCTCGGCTGTCTAAGTGCAGTGCAATATCGCAATGAGTGATGCTTAGCCAGCCGCGCTCGAAATAGCACTGCAACGTCGCATCATGTGAAAAGAAAGGAGGCTTACCGACAGGCGAGCCAGATTGTTTTGCTTGCGCTTCAGCAGCAAGGCGCAACTCGCGCCCTTTAGCGTAAACGTACTCTGAGTTTTTTAGCCGCTTCATTGCTGGCACTCCCATGCTGCATTAAGGGAGTGAACGAGTCGATTGTGCCAACCTTCAATGAACCGAACTTGGGGCGGGTTGTTGCGTAAAATACGCGCATAATAACGCGCGCGACGAAGGATATAACGCGCAGTAAGGTACTCAGTATCTTGTGTGTGTACTGCCGCGCGAGTTTTAGAGCCAACCAAGCCATCAGCTTTTACGCCTACAATTTCTTGCAGCAGTCGAATAGCGGTAACCGCGCCATGCTGAACGGCTGCATCAAACTGAGCGACAGCAATCGGGCCAGCCCATTCATTACAGTACGCCGCCTTCCAATAGTGGGTGTAATAAATTCGGACTGCGCGGTCTATGGTCAGGTTTTTAATATCAACGCTAGGGAAGGCGCGCTTACTTATGCCGTATTTCGTTTCACCGCCCAAATCAACCGGATCGTTAACATAGCCGCCGTCATCACGCAGACCACCTTCCACGGTTAAGATAAAGAGCACAGCATGGCAAAACTCTGGCGTATAGCCTTTGGTACAAAAAGGAAAGTGAGAAAACATAAAAGCACAACCATTCAGACGTTCGTTGAATTGATTGTGCTTTTTGTGGTGGGAGAGGATAAATTAAGATGGATTAGAAAAGCTTTGGCTGTCTTTTGTCGTGTTCAGCTTTGCGCATTTGCTTGAGCACATGATAAACGTGAAACACAGAAACGCTGTATTTTCTTGCTAACTCTTCGACATTGTTGCCTTTGAAATCGTGCCAAATTTGAATCTTTTTTAGCTCTGAGTCAAGCTTACGCCCCTTGGGGACGTAAACCGGAAAGCCGCCAAAGTGCTTGCAAAATGAAGAGAGCAAGCGCAGCGCAGATTCTTGATCAAGCTCTTGCTTAAATAGCGCGTAGATTTGACGCAACGCGTCAGGGCTTTTTACATCATCTTCAATCACGCTTTCAACGTCATTTAAATCAACATTATCAAAGCCAAATAAATCTAAGTTATCGTCGTTTTCTTTCATCATCCCCTCCGAACACAAAAACACCTCGCAAGCGAGGTGATAAGAGTATAAATCAGAGGGAAGCGCTGAGGCATGTTATGAATAAATACACGCATTCACACCCTTAACTTTTTTTTGTGACATGCATGTCATTTGCCGAACGTCAAAAATACGGGTATTCGGAAAAGTGTGTGTATTAACAAAAGTAGGCATTAGATAGCCTAATGCATATATCATTATTTCGATTTGTTTTGTGCTCGCCGTCTTGAGAAATCCACATCATCAATGTCATCTCCGACTTTTAAGCCCGCAGCTCTAATTTTTGCAATAACGGTAGAGTGGGATATATCAAGACCGAGTTTATTTGCTATTTCACGAGAATAAATCGGCTTCTTGTTGTAGTAGTAAACTGCTCTCTTCGTTCTTGTGCGCTTTTGTTTTGAGATCTTTTCTTTTGTGATTGGGTTTTTATCTAGGCTTTCAATAACATCAACAACGCGATTTTGCGATCTAAGGACACACTTAAGTAAATCGCGTGGCATCGGCAAATTAAGCCTGTTAATTAGCATGTGAAGCTCATAAATAGCACAAAAGTCAGGTGAGCCCATACTTTTGGGCTCTAGCCATTCTTTTACTGTTTCAATTTTAACGCAATGCAACTTAGCTAAAATATCCAAAGGTAAGCAGAGGTTTTCATGCGCTGATATGTAAATATCTTTAAATTGTTTCTTCTTCACGCCAATTTTCCGCTTCAGATTCGCAAAGCAACGAGGCAGCAACGGACTGAGCCAATCGCCATTTTAATTCATTTCCACCGCCTCCGGCTGCCTTGTACTCGTCAAACGTCTCGAAATATCGAATGCTCGGATCGCTTTCATCGTGCTCATACTGCAAATATTCCATACGAGATAGGGCGAGCATTTGCATAGTTTGGATAACATCAATTGGTACTTCTCTATCACCTTTTTCCCAGCGCTGCCACGTTCTTGGCTCACATTCACCAATCAATCTTGCTGCATCTGATACATCCAAAAACAATAGACGTCTTAATTGTTTTAATTCTGTTGGTGTCATTGTTCTACTCCTAAAAATAAGGCGGCTTGTGCCACCTTTTATTAAATTACTGATTACAAGAAAACATACTTTCAACTTCGAATTGCTCAACGATTGCCTTGGCTAAGTCATGAGCAAACGTTCTTACCCATTCTTTACTCCAGTATTCTTCAGAAGCGATAAGAGGTTCAGTTCTTTCATCGTTAGCAATCCAATCAACAAGATTACTAAAGCCCTCGTCAGCGCCATCATTATCGTAATGCGCAATCCCTCGACCATTGCCGTTCATGTCTGAGTTTTGACAGCAAAGGCCAAAAATAATAACTTGGTCATGCTCTGCTTGATACTCTAGATCCGAACCATCCACCTCGCTCAGAAACTCGCTAATTAGTCGGTCTTTATTTTCGTTGTAAAATTTTTCAGCTTGTTCAAAAGTTTTTGATGCAGTCATGATATGCCTCACCTTTCTTGAGTCGATTCGAGCCAATCCCGAACCGTTGAACATATTACGGTCGCAGTTGCGACCATTTGCAAGTGTTAATTTAAAAAATTATTTAAACTTATCCGATACACACTCTTTTCCGAATACCCAAAAATACAAAAGCCCTCATTTCTGAGGGCTTAGGGCAGAGAAGCTCTGCAACAGGAGTCTTCACATTAGCAATATCAGCGCGACAACACAATGACACTGCTCACATTTTCGCCTCGTTTATCACTTTCGGCAAACAAAGTTCATTGTTTCTCTAGTGTGATCAGCAGTATCAATTAGCGCCTTACCTATTTGTGCGATTTGAACGATAGCGACACCAGAGAAAACTAGCGTGATTGAAGGCCACGCAAAATCTACCCCCTTCATCGCTAATATCGCAATTCCACCCAACACAGAAACCCACCCCAGCAATGAAAAAATAAAAGTCATGTCACGGCCAAGAGCATAGCGGGTTTTGAATGCCAATGGCTTTAGGCTGGCAGGCTTAAAGCCTTCTGGAACTGGATGTTCGTACTCGCCATAGATAAAGCCCACACCTAATGACTGACCATTTACCTGAGTCGTGAATTGATTTCCACCCCTAACGCAGACTAGCGTTGCATTACCATTGTCTTTTAGTAGCTTTGACACCTTCCAATCTTCCGAGACTTCTTTTCCGTCAGCAGTCAATATGATGTCATTTTCTTTTAGTCCAGCGGCCTCGGCTGCGGAATCAGCGTCTATTTTCTTAATGAGTATTGCCATTTTTAATCTTTCCTATTAATTCGACATAATATGCAGCCAATTTATCATAACCTGCCGGGCCTGTGCATTGATCGTTTGATGGAATGCGACCACCCGCTGCAAGAATCGCGTCTTTCATTAAACGGTAGTGCCAACGCTTTAGCGCCTCTAACGCGTAGTAGGCTTGGTCTGAGTTGAGCCACGAAAGCTGCTCAACACCAATACCATTAATTTTACTGGTCATACGCTTTACATAAGTATCAAGCGCTTGATCGCTACCGTTGTGTAAGAAGCCTTGTTTATACATAGTGATCCAGATAGCGCGAATTTTCTCTGATTCAGAAGCGCGAACACGGCGAGGCTTTGGCTTTTGATTGGCTTTGCTAATGGGCACAAAGCCCATTTTCTTCATGCGATCAACGACTTTGCTCAGCTTGAAATCATTCAGGCCGCGCGAACTGCGCTGGCCTGTGATGTCTTGAAGCAAGTTGCGGTAGGTTTCATCGCTCATTTGCAATTCACGCTTACCGATTTGAACGAGTTTAAGGAGTTTGGACATGGTCGCTATTTTCTCAATTCAATACTTTCCAGCTCTTCTAACGAACAGCTTTCAATGTTTATTCCTACCCATAGACACATCACTTGTTGTTTGGTCAATTCAGGGAAACGTTCAAGAACAATACGGCACGGCCAATACATTCCATCATACTGCGGAAATAGGTGTTGCATTAATCTAGCAGCCAGTACCACTGTGTGAGTTCTACTCAAATCTCTTAATTCAAATTCCACTGTTAGCCCCTCAAGCCGACTTGCGGCTTTGTTTATAATCTAACTGACACGCTTTACACCATGTTTGCAGGCCATCAGGCTCACGTGATGACGGCGACCAAAAGAGCGTATCTTGCGGCCATAACTCATCACAACAGGGGCAGCGCTTTTGCAAGCCGAGCTCGGGATCAATAAACGCTTTGCCTGTTAACAGACGGCGTTTTAATAATCCTGCTTTCATTAGCGGCGTGTATTCACCGAACATAATAAAAACTCCCTTGGCTGCTCATCAGTGCCTAGCAACCACGCTAGGCAGACAAGCAAGGCGAACCTTGCTTGTTTCGCTTTCACTGTCTCACTTGTAGCTTTCCTACCTCTTGACCTCCAACCCCTCGGTTTAACGTCACATCTTTTGCAGCGATAAACCCTCTCGCTCTTGCATCATCCATGAGCCGCCCTGAACCTTTTGCTACTCTTGATTCACATTTTTCCAGATCGCTAACCCTATTCTTGAAAGCTAGAAGGTCTTCTTGCTCTTTTTCGCTTAATGCAAACTGCTCAATTTTTTGATAGACGCCAATGCACCACCCCTCACAAAACTGATCGGCGCGCTTTGTCTTGTTGATTTTCTTCATTCGAGAGTTAAGAGATTCGATAAACTCTTTGCGAGCCTTAGTTAGCTGCCGCTCAAGAACACTAAAGACATAGCCTGCGATATCAGGGCGTTCTTCATGCCCAATAAAGACTACTTGCATGTTGGTAAAAGTAGGTTGAAAGTAAAAATCGCAACCAAAGGCTTTAGCGATAGACATAGCAAGAATGCCTAGATACTTTGTGGGCGTTTTCGCTTTGAATGCAGCATCAATAACCGAGTCTTTAACCCCAGCAAGCGCAGGATCACCACTTTCAATACCGTGTTCTTGCATTAATTTTTGAGCCCGAGACAAGGCAAGCGCGGCCTCGTTAGGGTTGCTTGATGTCGCTAGTCTGAGTAGCTTTTTTATTTTCTCTAGGATCTTGCTTTTCATTCTTCCCATTCCTTTTCATTACTGGTTATTTCGATTCGTTTCACTCGCGGGGTTGGTGTGTTTCGCCAATCGCCACAGTGTTCATCGGCCCACGCTTCGGCTTGTTCTTGCGTACACTTCGCGCAAAGGTGGGCCATGATGTAAGCGATAAGTGGGTTAACTCGCTTCGCCATGTTGTTCACTCATCAAAGCTTCGTACTCTTCACGGACGTTAGAGCCTTCATGGCACATCACGAACTTAAGCGCAGCGATGTAGCCATCTTCAAACGTGCTATCAGGGAAAGCTGTACCATCGTGCTCTATTAGCGTCTCAGCCATTTCGATTTCACGCTCTAATGCGCGGTAGCTGTGGGGCGTAGTAAACGAGCGTTGTAACTCATGCATGACGGGCCTCCTTGTAACGTTTAATGCAATACTCTGAGCGGCTATTCGCCCAGCTTGCGTTTTGCTCTTTGCGCGCTTGAAAATAAGCACTCATCCACAGTTCCGCAGCAGCTTTCCAGCGGTTGTTTTGCTCGGCCTCTGCTGCGGCTTCAGCGGCTTCTTTATAGTCGGCGTTTTCAGTCATCGTTTTGCTCACTTCGTTTGTCATACACCGTGACGATGTGGTTGTTCTTCACAAGAAAGTAGGCGCTGTCACACTCCAAAATTCTTTTGGGTTGCCAGCCTATTTCCCTTCGCATGATTCTTCGCAGTTGGTTTTTGGTTGGGCGGCGCGCCTTAAGCACCGCCCCAATCAATTCCCACACGCTGCGCCCAGTTCTTTGCTGCCAGCGATGCTGTGCATGCAAAGACACTTTGATGTTTCCATAGCGCGTTGGTACTTCCATGGCTCACCTCGTTACAGCTTGGCGATATCGAGCGCGACTTGTTTGTACTGGCCGTCACTTTGGCGTTCATAAATGCGCAAATAAGGGGTTTTACCAACAACTTTGATAGAGTCAGCAATGGCATCCATCGCTTCTATCCAGTCCGGATCGTCAATGTTGAGCTGACGCAGGCTGAGGACTTGGTTCACATCGATATTGCCTTGTTTATCAACCCGAAACGCCAAATCAACTAAGGCTTTGATTTGATCGCTTGAGCCTTCTGACCAGCGCTTAATGCATTCATCTATCTTGGCTTTTGCAGCCTGAATGCGCTCATCAAACACACGATGCTCGCCAATGCTACGCTGTACTTTGTACTTGCCGTCGAACGAAATCAGCGTGACGTTTCCTTTTGCACCACCGTATTTCACATCAAAATCTTCCGCGCTTAGGTCTACAAAATCGGCAACTTGGCTCATAGCCCACGATTTAAACGTCGCCATTTCTGCTTGCAGGAGTTTTGCTTTCTCAACAAGCTGTTGCACAACCTCGTCTCGCAACTTGTCGATTTCTTTAATTTGACTTTCAGGCACGAGATGACCTTGTGCGTTTGCGCGAAAGCCTGCTTGGGTTTGGTTAGTGGACTGCATCGTTAGATCCTTTTGTTTTGTAAAAGCCAAGGGCGGCTAAACGAACGGAACGAGGTAACGCTTCCGCGATGTACTGGGCCAAGTCATTGAGCGTCGATGATTGGCCGTTTTGACACTGGCATTGGAATTCAAGCTTTCCGTTCCCAGCGTCTTTGATAGTGATGATCACTTTCGCTTTCTTCATGCTGTCTTCCCCTCAGGCCAGCGTACTAAGCAGCCAGAGAAGCGAGCGACATAAGCTTTGCTTAACTGGCCGTTGCGTCGCTTCATGACTTCAATCGCTTTTTCAGCGAGGGCTGAATAAGGGCTATCTATCTCAATCACTGGCATTGCTGGCGCAGTATTGGTGCGCAGCACTAAGCAGTGGTGATGGTTTAAGCGGCCAACAGCGACCATCATTTGGGCGTGTTTATTCATGGTTATAACCTCATGCCAAGGGCTAGCGCCCATTTGGAGTCCATTTGGTCGGGCTTGCGTAAACCGACCAACACTTCGCCTGCGCGTTGCTGTGCTTTTTTACGCGCCCCTGTTTCTTTCCTTACTTTCGGATAAGACTTACGAGGCCCAGCGGCTATCGCTTCTTCGAGCGTCAAACCGCTGTGTATGCGGTGAAAAAGCGTGTTGTAATTAATGCCAACGAGTTTGCTGATTGACTTTAAACCGCGTACGCCTTGGTACTCGTACTTAAATCCGCTCATGACTGACTCCTTTCGTGTGCGCGGCAAGCCGCTATTTTCTGGTTAAGTAATTGGCTTTCTTGCTCCGAAAGCCCACGTTCTTGAGCGGCTTTGAGTAATCCAACAACTTGTTCAAAGTCTGCTCGATAAGTTTGGTTAAGAGGGAAAGTGGTCATCTTCATGCTCTTCTTTTGCTGCTTGTGCGTGACTTGGGCAGTAGTGATCGCAAGCTAAGTGTTCAACAAACCACCCTGAGTTAGATTCCAGTTCGAATACTGCATCTTCGGCGTTTGCTGCATCCCAGCATTCGAGTTCAACTTCTTCGCAGCAACCTTGTGCATCGCAGCGAACTATTGCTTTGAAAGTCATTTCACACCTCACTCATCTCTTGAAAGCTCAATGCGAGGTAGCTCAGGAAAAATGTCATCTGAATCATCAGTTAATGCTCTAAGCTCGATGTGAGAAGCTTTTAAGCCTGTTTTACATTCGAACTCATCACGAACCATTTTTCTCAGGGTTAACTCGTCAATCACCACAACGCCGTGAAGCTCATTGGTTGCTATCTTTGCGTCTTTCCAAATCAAGAAAACTAAATCAAACATCTTGCACCTCACTCATTCGCGTCTAATTCAGCAAACGCTTTGCGTAAAAGCGCTTCTGTGATCGTTTTGCCTTGTGCGTACATTGCTGACAGCTTTAGGGTTTTGGTTAGCAAACGCAGGCCACCGGGGCGCTCACTGATTTGCAGCATTAAGCTCATTTCTTTTTCAGTCATGATTTGCCATGCGTTAGCGATAGAACGCACATCCGCTTTGCGGGTTTTGTGCAAGCCACGCTTTTTGGCGATACGAGAGAAAAGACGAGCGAAATCTTCATTGCGGCGACCACCCGTTAGTTGTGTGTAGACCTTGTTGTTACCAACGAACGCCATGCCTACTCCCGTTTCTTCTTGTAATATCCGCAGCTCTTCTAGCGTGGGATAGTCAAGGTGATCGGCTTCATCAATAATCACTAAGCCTTCGCTTTTATCTAAACGCTGACGAATAACGCGAGATAGCGGGCCTTTGCGGCGCGGTGCATCATCTAAACCCAGTTCGAGCGCAATCTCATACAAGCACTCGGTTAGGCTGGAGCGACTTGGGCTGGCCGTTATCATCCAGACGTTGTTGTTGCGGCGCTTGTATTCGCGCAACGTTTCTGACTTACCGACCCCTGACGCCCCAAATATAACCACGATAGATTCAGTGACTTGTGCATAAGTGAGATCAGACGTGATTAACTTCGCGGTCTCTGTCATTACAAAGCCGGGGTTCACGTTCGGCGTAGCGATACGCTCTTGACGTAGGTTCAGCCACTTTTCAAGCTTATTGATGATTGCAATGGGGTCAGCCGCATATTTGCCTTTGAGCACTTGGCTTAAAGCGGCGGGTGATAAGCTGATCTCTTTAGCCAACTGCGCAGCAGTAATGACTTTAGATTCCAGCACTGAGTTAATTTGAGCTAATACATCCGTTTGTTTTGCTTCTGCTCGTGATAGAGCGACGACGTTTTCCATGTTTAGTCCTCTTTAAAAAAGGGTTTAAAGGCGGTTTTTCTTGCGCTGTTCCATCAGCGAACTGACGCTGTTGGCAAAAGCGGTTTCGTATTCATCTTCGGTTTCTTCGTGGTGCTGAACCTTGGCAGCGGTGTTTCCAATCGCCACTGGGCGGAATGGCTCCACGACTTTCGCAGCTGGAATCACTTCTTCTTCCGGCGGCGGCAGCATGGCCGCAGCTTCACGAACGCTCATACTGCGTTTTGCTTTAGCAGCTTCTTTGTTCGCTTTGGTGAATCGGTTACGATCTCGTTTATGCTCTCGTGCTGTTTGCGTATCCCCGAATCCGACTTTAACTAGGCACTCAGCAGAACAGATATGCACACCGTTCATGGTGTAAATCTCAACGGCATCGTGCAGTCTCATTGGGTCGAAACGAGCCACCACTTTTTGTCCGACGTAATTCATCATCACATCGTTGAAATAACGGTTCTTACATCCGGCCAGAGTTCCGCCAGCATCGAGAACGATTGTGCCGTGACGCGATACCCGACAGGCTTCCGCTTGCAGCATCATCATTTGGATTTGCTCGCGGGTGGCTTTACGGATAGGCGCGCTTTCATAGCTGGCTTTGAATGCTTCGCTAAAGCTCATGAATCCGCGACAGGCTTCCGTCTGACGGTTCTTGCGGTTGTTGTACATCTCGACACCCGCTGCGATGGCTTGCAGGAACACTTCGGCATCAATGGCTTTTGAGCCGTAGTTATCTGGTTTCGCCATTGGGTTCGGGCCTGTGTAGGCACCAGCCAGTGACGGGTGTTTGTCGATGTATTCATCAAGGCCACCCACACCAAAGGCGCGTTCGACAGGTTTTGCCTGACCATGGCCTTTGCCAAGAATGACGCTTGACCAGTGCAGCTTGATGCCAAGCATCGGGATGATGCCAAGTGGATCATCAGGCTTCACTTTGAAGCGGTAACGATTTGGCACGCCACCCGTCATCCACTTGTTTGCCGCTGCGCGGGTGTTATCGATGGTGATTTCTTTCGGCACGCCATAGCGTTCGATCACGTCCATCAATGACAAACGAATGCTGTCGGTGTTTTCGCTCAGGTCACAACGCCAGCCCACAATCATGCGGGTGCGGATGTCCTGCCAAAACCATGTTTTCGGGCGCACAATTTCATCGTTGAACCACTTCACAAACACGTTGTGTTGGTAGCCATCGCCGTTAATCCATTCCATTGCGTGAATGTCGGCCACGGTGCGTTCTTGCGGCGGGAACATTTGCATGAGCGCATGTTCGCCTTCACGCAGTAGGACGCGCTGCTGCACAGGAACTTCCGCAGCAAGGCGGCGGGTCAGGCTTTTCAGGCTTGGGATTGTCCAGCCTTGCGTAACAGCCACGCGTTCCAAGCGTTCATAGCACTTGGCATACGTTGGCTGCTCTTCACGCAGGTAATCCGCTTTGAAGTATTCCCACGCTTCTGGAGACACGTCGGCAAAGCTGTTCTTCTTACGAGCCTGTGCTGATTCGAAATGCTTCGGCAGCAAGGCGGGTGCCCAGTCAACTTCGTCGATGTCTTTCACTTTGGCGCAGTTGCGACGCAAGGTGGAAAGTGCAACGCCGTACTCTTCACACACGGAGGCATAGACATCGGTTTTCTTGATGCCATTGGCTACCAGAGCATTAACAGCTTGAACGGTGCGCAGCGCTTGCTGTGCTTTTTCTTGGGCCTTGGTGTTGGACTTGCTCCAACATGACCAAAGTGCTTCACGGCAGTAGGATTTCGTTGCCTTTGACTTTGGTTGCTTCTCGACTTTGTCGGCCAAATTGACTGTGTTCTTTTTGATGATTGCTGTTTGTGTAACTGCGGGTAGCAAACTGATGTGATATTCAGTTGCTTTACTGCCTTGACGCTTGCGAGCTTTTTCTGGTTGCTCGCTGGCGAGTTTTTTCAATAGCTCTCGAATATTTCTATCGGAACTTGGGACGCCGTTAACGCCTACTAATTCACGTGCAATTAGCCACATAATTATGACCTCTTAGCTTGCGTTTCTGAGTGAGCGGTAGCGACTAGGCCACAACTGTTCAGGGGTCATATCAATCGCATCAGCAATGATTTTTTCACCCTTCGGCCATGGCGAGCGCAGCGCATTAGCCAGCGTGTTTTCGCCAAGCCCTGCGTCCCTTGATAATTGACGAACGGACAATCCGCGCTTTTTAAGAGCGGCGACGATGTCGGCTCGGTGCCAATCACTTCCATCTTTTCCAAAATTCTGCGAGACTGTTTGATTATTCACTTTGGTTACTCCTTAGCGTTGCTCCGCTTAGTAACTATATATTTGATCAAACGGATGAATCGGTCAATAGAAACGGATGAATTATTTTTACCATCGTCCGTTTATCTTTTGATTTAAATTAGGCGAAAGCATGAATAAGAGTATTGAAAACAAAGAGTTAAACGAAAAGGATGTGGTAAACAATGAAACGGATAAATCATCCGTTTGTGAGCTGGATCAACGGATGTTATGGTTTACTGCATCCGAAGTGGCTGGACACGGAAAATTCCCATCATCCGATAGATGGACGCGCGACCATTTGAAGGATTTAGCGGTAGGGAAAGAGCACCTATGCAGAAAGAGAAGAGGAACGAAAGCTCTTGAGTACCATATAAGCCTTCTACCCGAAGAGACGCAACGCAGCCTAGTGGGAAGTAGCACTAACGAGATTCAAGAGCCTGCGAAGCCACTGATAAACTATGAGCTGTACAAGGACTTTACTGAAGAGTTTGCATTGATACCCGGCTATAGAATTCAGGTATCTGCGGGATATGGCTCACTGAACCCAGACGAATTAAAGCCGACTCGTTTTTTAGCATTTAGACGCAAGTGGCTGACATACCGAGGATTCAGCGAGAAGGACTTAGCGATAGTATGGGCGAAAGGCGACAGTATGGAGCCAACCATACACAACAACGACACCCTGGTTGTTCACATGGGACGGAACAAGCCGCAGGATGGGCACATCTACATATTCAGGAATGGCGAGGAGTTGTTTGTTAAGCGCTATCAAAGCATGCTTGGAACATGGCGACTAATCAGCGATAATGGTTTCTATAGCGCTTTAGACATTCCAAAGCATGAACAGCATCAATTTGAAGTCGTAGGCCAAGTGGTTCACATCGCAAAAGATATCGGCGACTAA